AAAACTTTTATTTGTGAAAGAGGTGCTTTCTTTTCTGCAACATCTTTATTTAATATAGCAATCAAACCCCAATCTGCTAATAATTGAGCAATTGTATTTCTTCTTTCGGTATCATTATCAGAAAAGTTTGCTGACTTACCATCTAACGCAAATAGTTCCTTAAAATGTACTATGAAATATCTTCCTTGTTTGTGTAATATATGACAAGATTGAAATAACTTTTTATCTTTTCTTGACGCAACTCCGATTCTTGTAAGCGTTTCACGAACCTTCAGAAAATCATCAGGTTCTTTTAACTGTACTTCTAACATCTTTTCTGGATGCCAACTATTATCTAACTCATTCATTTTTTCCCACCTTTAAATAATTTTTCTTTAATTAATTTCACTTCGTCTTTGGTGAGTATATCAAGAGCGTTCTTTGCCTTTTCATTATTATATCCATAATACTCTTTCACAACATCCAAATCGTTTAGTTTCTCTGCTCTTAAAAAAGGACTATACCTTTTCTTCGATCTAATACTATTTAGTAGAAACTGGAATTGCATATCGTTATCGAGGATGTAATTTCTATTCATTTCATTTGCCATCATTATGGTATCAGAAAAGAAAGATAGAACTTTGTTTATCATGAAAGCATTATACTTTTTCTTCCACATTGGATCATCAGAATCCATGAGGTTCTTTTTAGTATAGTTTATTGCTGGTAGATAATCTTTGAATAAATCATAACTCATTTGAATTTAACCTGGGACATGATTTCAGTTAAACAGGCAGTAAAATTAATTTCTTGATCTGCAACAAAGGCAGATTTGTATTGATAATCAGCAAGAATTAAAACTGCATGAGGTATAGTTTCTGGTTGTAGATTGTCGTAAAGATTATCATATATTGATCTAAAGATTCTAACAGGATCATTATCTAGGTTTTGTGTAACCCACTTTCTTGTTTCTGTAAAATCTTTTTCTTTCAAAAGTTTCATCAATGATTTTAAATTTTCATTAGTGATATTTGTTAGAATGCCAGAGTCAATACTGCCACTTACAGAATATCTTTGTAACTCATTGATAACTTTTCTGAAATCAGGAAAGTGTTTCTTAACTAATTGTGCTAGAACTTTATCATTATAATCTACATTGTTTTCTTTGAGTATGCTAATTGTTCTCTCAAATAGTTTACTTGCTAGTTTAGGTTTATCTTTAGGACTTATCTTAAACTCAATATTTGAAAATCTACTATGTAATGGTTCGATTATTCTATTCTTGAAATTACAAGTAAGAATAAATCTACAATTCTTATGAAACTCCTCAATGAAGCCTCTCAATGCAGGTTGTGTAGATTGTGGATTTAGATAATCTGCCTCATCAAGTATTACTACTTTTTTACCACCTGATAGTGATACAGTAGAAGCAAAGTTTTTAATCTTATCTCTTAACACATCAATGCCACCTTCTTCGGAACCATTGATCATAATCCAATCACAGTTTAGTTGATCACATAATGCTTTCGCAACTGTGGTCTTACCTATGCCTGGTGTGCCAGAAAATAATAGATTAGATAATTCGCCCTTATCAATGAAGGACTTAAATAATGTCTTTAATGATGATGGTAATATACAATCATCAATTGTCTTTGGTCGATATTCCTCGACCCATAAAAAATCTGTACTCATAATTCACCTTATTCACAATTTAAAAATTAAACTTATTTGGAAATAGTAGAGTCTGGCTCTAATGCTATCCAATATTCAATAGGTAATTTTTTGTTTTTGAAATGAGATATAGATTTTGAAGATACTGAAACATCATAATCACCTGGTATCATTTTCATATTTTCTACTTTGAAATAGAAAGTATAATCTGCTGTTGCACCTTCGCCAACAACGATATCAAAGTTATTAGATGTATCATTCTTTTTATCACATACTTTTAATACTATATCACCACCTTTTTCACCTATCAAAGCAAGGTCAGGAGATTTTAAAATCGCTGCCATCTTTTTTAGTTGTTCAAGATTTGTTTCTGATAAACTAAAAGTAACTTCTGCTTCTGGCATATTTACTTCTTTAGTTGGTGCTACAATTACTGACGGATCAGAATAAAAGTATTTGACTTTAGACTTACTACCTTCAGGAGATATAGTCATATGTTTATCTTGCAAAGATAATTCAGGTTTATTCATACCTGATACTACAGCAAGAAATTCGTTTAGGTCATAGATACCAAACTCGGTATCAAAAGACTCATCTATACTTGCCTTAGCAAATATATTTCTCATAGTTGATATTGTTGATAATTCTTTTCCTGGTTTAATCAAAATGTTTGTATTGATTTCAGAAAAGTTTTTAAGTATATTGTGTGTGTTTGTATTCAGTTTCATAATATTAATTTCACCCTTGTTAATTATTTAATCATTGTAACATTTTTAAGGGGCGCTGTCAAGCAGCACCCCCTATCTTTAGTTAAATTATTTTATATTAATTGTTCGAGGTTTCTTTTCCTCTGGTACAATCTTTTCCAATTCAACTAAAAGCATTCCATCTTTTAATTCAGCACCGTTCACTTTGATATCTTCTGCCAAAGTAAATGATCTACTAAATTTTCTTTTTGAAATACCTCTATGAATGACATCCTTTTCATCCTTATCATCACTATCAACTGATTTGATTGTCAATTGATTATCAGCATATTTGATTTCAATATCATCTTTGCCAAAACCAGCAAGTGCCATTTCGACTTGATAATTTAAATCATCTATTTTGTTGATGTTGTAAGGGGGGTATGATGTTTGTTGTTTGACCGTGTACTCTAATGTGTTATTAAAGTGATCAAATAAACTATCAAATCCTACTGCGTAAGGACGTAGGTCATTCCATATAGATAAGGTTCTATTTACCATTTGTTTCTCCTTTGTTAAGCGAGTTAATAATAAAAATGATACCTCCTAATGAGCGTATCACTACTATTTATAAGTGGCAGTTTTTAAGGATCTACTGCCAAACCTAAATCGGTGCCTTTGCGGAAGACACTCTACCTCTTAATGTTAGGGCTTACGAGTTGCCTAACATTACTATTTATACAGCAGAATACTTATATGCGTATTTTTGTTTGCCGTATAAAGCACGAATGCCAGCAGCGATAATTTCAGAAGTATTACCTTTTAATACTTTTTGAACGCCTGCAGCTAATATTGCTTTCGTAGGAGTACCCATACGATACGTTGTGCCATTTGATGTTTGGTTAATATACACCATATGACCTTCTTCTCTAAGCGTATCTATCATCGCTCTTGGTGATGTTAGATCAAACTTATTTCTTAATGCTGTCCATGTTACTGGTTTACCATTTGACAATAAGTTTAACACTTTTTGTTTTTTTGTTAAGGCTCTTCTACCCATAATAAATCAACTCCTTCAAGTTTTTTGTTGCCGTTTGTTATTACATTATTTGATACGGACAACTATCGTATCAAGTAATTCATTTAAAGATATCGCTCTTTTAATCTATTCTCTTTAGCGACCCTTCTTAAATTCTCTTTATGCTTTCTTTGTCTTTTCAAAGTAGGTTTTTCATAATGTTGACGTTGCCTTAACTCTTTCATTAGGCCATCTTTTTGTATCTTCTTTTTGAGAACACGAATTGCTTTCTCAACATTATTATTTCTAACCTGAACTTCTATTGTCATTATAATCCCTCAATCTTATATTTCTTAATTACATTCTTTGTAGGTATAACAGTTGTGTTGCCACCATCACCTAATTCCATTTTAGTATTGTAATTATAATCACTCATTAAGATATGGACCTTCTTATCATTTTTAACTAACCAACCTGTCGATACACAGGTTGCAGGTTTCATATCTTTAATAGTATCCATTTCTTTCCAAGAAGAATCACTTTGAATATCTTCCCAATATATTAAATAAAAATCATATAAGAATGGTATCTCTGGAACATCACTCTTAAACTTCTTTGATTTAACTTTTACTTTCTTCATAACACTATGCTAACATATTTTTTATTTAAAGTCAAGCAACACAAAAGAGGGCGTTGACTAGACGCCCCCTTGACTACATTATGAGATAGATTTTTAGTAACTAACATTACCTTCCTCACTATCATCGGAATCTTGTTCTGGTTCAGATTGTAACCAAGTAGTTACATCTTCGCCGCCATCAATCTTTGTATAAAGATCAATGAATGAAGTTTTGGTATCATTATCAAATCTGTTAGTACACATTTGGATTGATTTCATTTTATCTTTGAAGATAGAATAAGCGTCAACGATATGAACTAAACGTCTAGTGGATATGATTTCATCAACACCGCCTTCGTAAAATGTTTTTCTGATAATGTCAGCCCAAGTAATTAAGTTATCGGCAAACTTTTTATCAGCGTCTTTAGTAAGACCTTTTTGAGTCATTACATTTTCTAACATCTTAATCTCATTTCTGTTAGAAGGATAAGATTGTTCGATTGTAATTGGAAATCTTTCTAAGAATGCTTCGTTAAGAATATTAGTGCCGATGAACTTGCCATCTTCACTACCTTGACCCTTAGTATTGGCAGTAGCGATAACATTGAAACCCGGTGCAGGTTTAACAAATTTGTTTATCTTTTTAATAAAGACACCGTTACCTTCTAGTATCGGTTGTAAACACATAATCTTATTTGAAGCCAAATCAATTTCATCTAAAAGAAGTATTGCACCTCTTTCCATTGCTTCGATAACAGGACCATTTTGCCAAACAGTTTGACCGTC